ATATCTTCCCACTTGCGTTGTTCATTCTGCCATATATCATTGAGATTTACAGAATTCCATACATCTCTTGCAAGGCGAGCCGTTTGAGTAACAAAAGACTGTAGCCTTAGACCTAGATTTAGCATTATCCTATATACGCTACAACTGAACCAGTTGCTAAAGTAAAAGCAGTCCAGTCACCGAATATAGACATACCTTGTGGAAATGTAGTCCCTGTAGTGATGTTATCACCATTACCACCAGAAGTACCGATGTAAGATGATGAACGGGGGGTGAGAGTTGTGATTGTAGAGTCTTCTAAGAATTGAATGGCAACAAAGTTACCCGTTACTGCGGTGGTTCCGCTTTCAAAGACACATCCGCCTTGACCTATACTAGCATTACTAACTTGCTTTACACTATATTTTCCTAAATCGCCAGCCATCTTTTTTCTCCTAAGTTATAGTACCTTACCGAGCTTGACCTTTCTCATGGGTACTTTGGTGTGATTGGGGGCAAAAGCCCCCAACCATGTTTATTCTTTAACTACCTACGATGGGTTGTTAAAGTTTACGATCTGTCCAGCGGTATCACCTACGGCTTGTGTTACAACTGCCCCAAATAATACATCAGTAACCACGGAAGTCGCTAGATAATCAATATCGTAGAAACTTTGTACACGAGGTGCAATCTGCATTGCAAATAGAATACTCTCTTCAGTAAACATAGATGCTGTTTCATCACCAGTACCACCATCATCGTCCCAATCTACGGAATAGAAAGCATCCATTCCCATAATCGAACCCTGGCTACCAGTGGCGTGAGCAGATGCTCTGCCAGCTTCATTAGACAGTGAAAACTCATCCTGTGCGAATAGTGAATTGTATGCCTCTGGAGATGCGTATAGGAATGTACCTGAAGTGTAGTCCACACCAGCATCCATTAACTTCTGGGTTCCAGAGCGAAGGGCTGATGAGAGAAGTATGTTATCTGTTGCAAGAGTTACATCGTTAGCAGTAGCACTTTGAATTAAAAGAGCAATGTAATTCTCTACTTTTTTCGCTAGTGCGTATCCCATAGATTTTGCATACATATTAAATAAGTCTGCACTCTCCTGTACTTTCACAACATCATCAATGCGTTTTGCACTATACCAATGCTGATCAACTTCAAGCTGTGTTGTACCGTCTGTAGTAGCCGCATATGTTACTGCCGCACCATCACCTAGTTCTACAGCACTTTCTTGATCGACTCTTGGGACGTTAATTTTGTCCCCACCAGCCGAAAGCATGGATGACATATCTGTTACTTTGTTTTTTAGCGAAAATTTACGTTCCGCATAATCTAGAATTGCATCTGACCACATTTCGGGTATGAAATTTGCCGCTGTGGAGACTGTTACGTTAGCCATTTAATGACTCCTATCTTTTGTAAGAATCTACAATACTTTGCCAATTACTACGTTGTTCTTTAATATCCATATTCTTCCACTCGTTCTTATCGATCTTAGGCGTTACTGCCCCAATATCATTTGGAAGATTTTCTTTAACGGATAATTCATCAACAACATTTAGTAAGTCGGCTGTATTCAGATTCTTGAATTTTTCTTGTTTAGATTCAGAAAGTTTATGCAAGGCATCTTCTCGTATCTTCCCGTCCAAAGCATCAAACTTTTCTTTGAATGGTCGGTAGGATTCAACTTCTTTTGAAAGTTCGGCATTTAATTCTTGCCATTTCTCCTGTTGTTCAAGTTCAACCTTCTTCGCATCTTTCTTTTTTAGCTCATATCCTTCAATCTGTTCCCGAAGAGTATTTCTCTCTACGATAACTTCATTTAGCCTTGAACGTGGTATATCATTTGATTCGGGTTTTGTCCCTTCTTCCGTTTTTACGTCTGTATCGACTGCTATTTTTTCTTCTGACATTTGTAACCTCTTTTGTGAGTAGTTTTACAAGGAGATTATCCTTGCATTAATAGTACCCATAATGTAAGTTGATATACATTATAATGCAAGAACAAAATTACGAATTTAAAAGAAAGTGGTTCCAGTATCTTGATTATACACCACATCGAGGGCAACTTGCGTTACATTTTCCAAAAAAGGTAGGAGCTAGGTTCCATGTTTTTGTATGTGGACGTAGATTTGGAAAGACTTGGGCATCTGCTATGGAAGCTACTTATGTGGCATCACAACCTAATAAAAGGATATGGGTTGTTGGGATGTCGTATAAAAAAGCCAGGCTAATCTTTAGGGAAATATGGCAACGAATGGTTGTTGGTCACCCTGAAGATGTTGTTCGTTCATCTGAAAAAGAAATGTATATTAAATTCAAATGGGGAACAACAGTTGAAGGAATGTCGGCTGACAATCCAGATTCCTTGGTGGGTGAGGGACTTGACCTTTTGGTAATTGATGAGGTCGCCAAGATGAATAAAAAGATTTGGGATATGTATCTATCGCCAACTGTTGCTGGTAGAAAAGGTGAAGTGATATTCATTACTACGCCAGAAGGGCGTAACTGGATATACGACCTGTACAAACTTGGGGATGTGGATGAAATGTGGCACAACTATTCTTCTCCGTCTTGGATGAATCAGCATGAGTTCCCACTAGGAATAGAAGACCCAGCCCTTATTGAACGTAGGCGTAATATGTCGAGTGCCTTATTTGGTCAGGAATTTGGAGCTGAGTTTTCTATATTTGAAGGCAAGGTTTGGGATTTTAATAGAAATCAAGATACAGGTAATTTTCCTTATAATCCGAATCTCCCAACATACTGTTCTATAGATTTTGGGTTCAGGATGCCAGCAGTTCTATTTATGCAAACTGAATTAATTGATGGCTTAGAGCATATACGAGTATTTGACTACATTCTCCATAAGAAAGACATTAAAACAGAAGATTTAATTAGGATGATAAAAACAAAGGGCTATCCAGTGCTTTCATACTACGGTGATCCTGCTGGTTCAAATGTTCAGGGGCAGAGTGGAGCTGGTGATATGGAAATTTTTAGACGTAGCGGTATCCGTGTCATGTCTACTAGGGATAGGGAAAGCCGAAACATAATATCAAGCGTGGCTTACGCAAGAGGATTCTTTTCAAGTGCTGATGGTACACGAAGAATCCATGTGGATTCTAAATGCTCAGATGTCATACAGGACTTTGAGGAATATAGATACCCTGAGAGTGAAGATGGGAAACCAATAAAAGAAGAACCAATTAAAGACGGGTATCACGACCACGGGAATGATGCCTTTCGATATTTCATAACAAATAGATTCCCCATGAAAAACAGGGAAATGAAAAGGATACAACGATGATTGATAGTATTATTAAAAATAAATTAACTGAAACAAAGTTAATCACCGCACAGAATCGTAGAAAAGAAATACGAAAGTATCTTGATTACTACTCAGCCACATCAACTGACCAGTATATTAAGAAATTCTTTCAAGGAGATGCGTTTTCTGAGATTCCACCATCTCTGACTAATTTTACAAGAAAGTTTATCAATAAGATTAGTCGTATCTATACATTGGGGGCAAATAGAACAACGGGGACAACTACCGATAGATATAATGCCCTTATCCCAACGAAAGATGTAAGGATGAAGCACTCGGAAAGAATGACCCGACTTGTTGGAACCATAGCGAATAGAGTCTATTGGGAAAATGATAAATTTGAATACAGACCTATCTATTACTTTGAATCCTATTTCGGAGATAATCCATTTAAGCCAGAAGCCATTGTTTATCCGCTTTTAAACCAGACTGCTGACTTGTCCAATACCCTAGGGCTACAATGGGCATATTGGGATGCTAAAATGTACGCTGTCTTAGATGATGAAGGCAAAGTATTGAAAGAAATAGAGAATCCATTGGGAATTTTGCCATTTGTATTTACACATAGAGAAGATCAGATTGATTCTTTCTTTGTTGAAGGTGCTGGTGATATTATTAACTGTAATGAGCAAGTCAATATAGGCTTAACAGAAATGAACTTAGGATTGCGATTTAATATGTTTGGACAGCCTTGGGTAAAGGGATTGCGAGCAGACCAAGAAATGATGAGAGCTGGTTCTAATACTATATTGGATATGGGGGAAGACGGTCAGTATAATGTTACTAGCCCATCTGGAAATATTGCTGAAGCTATCAATAACATTAAATTTCAAATTGAATTAGTAGCATCTAACAATCATCTATGGATTCAGTGGGCAGAATCTGGCGGTGAAGTTCCATCTGGTATTTCACTGATG